TTGAGCGCACCCCAGCCCGGCCCAGCCGAGCCGAACTGGACAGACACAGTGCCGGGCAAAGCCGAGCAGGCGATTGCATCGGCGCAGTGGGGCGAGCTTTGCGATGAGTTGATGGGCCAGAACAAGCTGGCGGAAGCAAATGGGCACATGATCAAGCGGCTGGTGCTGGCGCGGCTGCTTTGGGAAACGGCGGCGCGCGATGTGTTTAAGCGCGGCCCGATTATGGCGGCGCCCAAGACGGGGGTTGAGATGCACAACCCATGGCTCGCGGTGATGAACAAAGCGGCGCAGACTTGCGCGGAGATTGAGGCCGAGCTGACGATCACGCCGCGCAAGCGGGCGATGGGCGCGGCGGTGAAGGCGGCCAAGCCACCGCGCGGCGCGGGCGCTGGCGCGGTGGAGCTGTGAACAAGAAGGCGGGGGTTGACCGCACGACAGCTTATGCGCGCGAGATTGTGGCGGGGCGGATTGTTGCCGGCGAGCTGCTGATTGCGGCGGCGATGCGGCACCTTGTCGATTTGAAGGAAGGGCATGAGCGCGGGCTGATCTGGAAGCCGGAAGAGGCTGAGAAGATCATCAACAGCTTTCCGGCGTATTTCACGATCACCGATGGGCCGCGCGCCGACGAGCCTTTCGAGCTGCTGCCATGGATGTTGTTTGCGACCGGATCGATGTTCGGCTGGTTCAAGCGCTCCCCTGAAGGTGTGGTTTCGTGGCGCTTTGATGAAGCCTTTGTGGAGACAGCGAAAGGCCAGGGCAAATCACCGTGGATGGCAAGCACGGCGCTGATTGCCATGGGCGCGATGGGCCGCAAGCGCGCGCAAGTTGTGGTGACCGGGCCGAACGACAATCAGGCGATGGTGGCGATGGCGGACGCAGCGGCTGCGGTGCGCGCGACAATGCCCGGCGAGGAAGAGGGAACCAGCCTCGAAAGCCAAGGGAAGTTTATGGTGCGCGGGCTGGGGGCGAATGCACACACGATTGAGCATGTCTCCACCGGCTCGGTGTTTCGCACCTATCCGGGCACGGCCAAGCAGATCAGCGGGCCGCGCCCTGATTTTGTGTTTGTGGATGAGGTGCACGAGCTGGCCACCACGGCGTTGATTGATATGTGGCAGGCCAGCCTCGCCAAGAATGCGCGCGGCGGGATGTTGATTGCCTGCACCAACACCCCGGCGCAGACGCAGGCTGTGGGCACCTATTATTCGGAGCGGGCGCAGCGGGTGGTGCTGGGGCAGGATCAGAATGATTCGCTGTTCGTTCTCATCACCCGCGTTGATGTGCTCGACCGCGAGACGGTGTTTGATAATGAGTGCGCCTGGATCAAGAGCATGCCGGCGCTGGGGGTGACGTTCCCAGCCGAGAATGTGCGGCGCGAAGTGATCAAGGCGCGCAACAACCCAGCCGAAGCGGCGCGGGTGAAGCGGCTTTACATGGGCATCCCCACCGGCTCGGTGGACTTCTGGCTTGATGATCCGACGATGTGGGATGCCTGTCTGGGCGATGTGGTGCCGGCGATGAACGTCAACCTGCCGTGCTGGCTGGCGCTTGATCTGTCGGACAAGCACGACCTTACGGCGCTATCGGCGGCGTGGAAGCATGACGATGGGCGGGTGGATCTGTTTAGCTGGTATTGGACTTGCGAGGCCAACCTTGAGACGCGCGCCAGGCAGGACGGCATGCCCTATCCGCTGTGGCGCGATGAGGGCCATTTGTTTGTGGTGCCGGGCGCCAGCATCTCGAAGGATTATGTTGCCGACAAGGTGGCGGAGATTTTTGCCGAGCAGCGCGTGGAGTTTCTCGCGTTTGACCCGGCGGGCATGGCGAGCTTTGAAGAGGCCTGCCAGCGCGTGGGGCTGCCGGTGTGGCGCTTCAAGGGCGGCGATCAAAAGACGGGGCAGGGGCTGAAGCTCGTGCCGCACAGCCAAGGCCTGCGCGTCGCCTTCAAGGATGGCCAGCTCAGCATGCCGCGTTCGATTGAATTGATGGAAGACCGAATAAGGGAAAGAACAATCATGATTGACCGATCACCAGTAACCTATGCCTGCGCATCAAACGCAAAGCCGCTGATGGATGGCACGGGCAACCGCGCCTTTGACAAGCAAAATAGCCGTGGTCGGATTGACGGCTTGGTTACGTCAACCATGGCAGTCGGCGCCACCGATGTTGCGGAAGTCAAGAAAAAGACCGCTTCTATTGTGACGCTTTGAGCGGACGGGAGGAATCCTGATGGGATTGCGGACCCGCCTCGATTGGCTATGGCCGGCCGCGCCTGAGAGGGTGGAGGCCAAGGCCTCCATCGCGCCCGGCGGCGCGGGATGGTTGCAGATGCTTCTCGGCTATGGCTCGTCAAAGGCCGGGCAGGATATCACTATCCAAACGGCCATGGAATGCACAGCATGGCTCTGTGGTGCCCGCGTAATCTCTGAAGGCTTGGCGCAGGTGCCCTGCCGGCTAACCCAGCATCTCAAGGACGGCTCGCGCAGATTGGCAAAGGAGCATCCGCTTTACGAAATTCTTTATCGAAAGCCTAATTTTTGGCAGACGAGCTTTGAGTTCCGAGAGCAGATTGCCCTGCATTTGATTTTTACAAATAATGCCTACGTGGTCGTTACTCGCAATGATAAAGGCGAGGTCTTGGAGTTGCTGCCGTTCGAGCCGGGCACCGTGAGCGTAACGCATAACAGTGACATGACAATCTCATATCGAGTCAGCCTCGCTGATGGTCGCTCTATTGCTGTTCCGATGAGTGATATGTGGCACATTCGAGGGCCGTCTTGGAATGGCTGGCTCGGGCTCAACGCGGTGCATCTCGCGCGTAACGCGCTCGGCCTTTCGATTGCTGCGGAAGAGTTTGGTAGCGAGCTGTTTGCAAATGGTGCGCGGCCGTCCGGGCTCTTGGTGAACGAGAGTTCTGAAGACTTGTCGGTAGATCAAGTGACCCAGCTTCGGGAACAATTTGAATCGCTCCACACCGGGCGCGGGCAGCGGATGCGCACCGCCGTTCTTTCGGGAGTGAAGTGGGAGCCAATATCGGCAACAGCGGATGAGGCGCAATTTATCGAGTTGCGCAAATTTCAGATCACCGAAGTTGCGCGTAGCCTTCGACTTAATCCGATCATGCTGATGCATCAAGACGGCACGACAGCCTATGCCAGTGTTGAACAGATGTTCCTGGCACACGACACCCATAGCATGGGGCCTTGGTATGAAAGAATTGAGCAATCCGCCGAGTGCAATCTGTTGACGCCAGCCGAGAGGCGAGATGGTTATGAAATCGAATTGGTGAGCACGGGCCTTGTGCGCGGCACTTCAAAAGAGCGCGCGGAGACCAACCAAATACTGGCGCAGAACGGCGTTATCTCAATCAATGAATGGCGCGACGAAGACGACTACGGACGCCTTTCGGGCGCTCAATATGATCGGCCGCGCCGCGCCGCCAATCTTTACGGACCCGACCCCACGGAGGAACCTTCATGACGACTTATCTTGTTGAAGGTCGCACCGACATCGACCGCATCGATGCTATCGATTGGCAGGCCGCAGAGGCGGGGCTTGGCGGGAACGGTAACATTATTGGCGAATTGGTTTTGCAATCAAAAAACAAAACATTCGCCTTTGGGATGGAAGAGCTGAAATTTAACACAGACGACAAGGAGTCCATGACTTTTACGGGATATGGCGCGGTTTTCGGCAACATCGATAACAGCGGCGATCTTATTTCGCAGGGTGCGTTCTCAAAAACCCTGCAGCAATTCAAGACAAAAAGTCAGATGCCGCCGATGCTTTACGAGCACGGCTCAAAAGGCGGCGGGCCGGCGATGCCTGTTGGGGTTTGGACAGGGCTGGCGGAGGATTCGCACGGCTTGAAAGTTGAAGGACGGCTAGCCGAAACGAGCATGGGCCGTGACTTGTATGTGCTTCTCAAGGCTGGTGCTATCGCAGGCCTATCGATTGGATATCGGGTGAGGGAGATTGGCCGCCCCGAAGCGGGATCGGACGTGCGGCGAAACATTAAGTCCGCGGACCTGGTTGAGATTTCACTTGTAAACGATCCAATGAACGAAATGGCGCGGCTGCTTTCCGTCAAATCGGCCGACGACATTATAACCATTCGTGACCTTGAGAAGACCTTGCGGGACGTAGGGCATTCCAGGGCCGATGCAGTGCGCATTTGCGCACGCTTTGAGGCCAAAGCTGACCAGCGGGACGCTGGGGAAGAAGAGGCTATCCGCAGGGCGCTACGGCGCAATCTTTCCCTAATCAATCAAAAATAAGGATCACAATCATGACCACTGAAATCCAAGGGCTCATCGAAGAGCAGGGCAAGGCTTTCGCCGAGTTCAAGGCGAAGGTTGATCTGGAAATTTCTGGCAAGGCCGATGCGGTTATTGCCGATGAGATCAAGACACTGAATACCGCCCTCGATACCATCGGCGCGAAGTTGAAGGACATGGAGGCGAAGGCCGCGCGGCCCAGTGCTGCGGCAGAGGCCGATGCGGTGGGTGTTGAGCAGAAAGCAGCGTTGCGGGAATACTTCCGCACTGGCCGGCTTGACCCCAAGTTTGAGGCCAAGGCCGCAACCACCACGACGGATGCGAGCGGCGGGTTTGCAGTCCCCAAGATCATCGATCCGGTGGTTGTCAATCGGCTGGTGGATATTTCGCCGGTTCGTTCTGTGGCTCGCGTGGTTCAGGCCGCCAGCCGCGACTATCGTATCCTTGTTAATCGGCGCGGCACTGGCGCGGGCTGGGTTGGCGAAACCGCAGCACGCCCCGAAACCAACACGCCTATTTTGCAGGAAATCGCGCCGCCGTCTGGCGAACTTTATGCCAACCCGGCGGCGACTAATGTCATGTTGGAAGATGCTTTCTTTAATGTGGAATCTTGGATCGCCGACAATGTTGACACGGAATGGGCGCGCGCCGAAGCGGCGGCATTCATCACCGGCGACGGGACCAATAAGCCGCAAGGCTTCATCAAGGGCACGCCTGTTGCCACAGGCGATGCAACCCGTGCTGCTGGGGTTCTGCAATTCACAGCATCCGGTTCGGCCGCCACGCTGCCAACCACGCTTGATCCCTATGTTGATATCGTCGCTTCACTGAAGGCCGGCCACCGCGCCAACGCTATTTGGATGCTGTCCAAAACTTCGGTTGCTTCCATTCGGAAGGTCAAGGCCAGTGATGGGCAGTTCCTCTGGCAGCCATCCTTGCAGGCCGGCATGCCCGCGACGTTCATGGGGTATCCGGTGGTTGAGGCGGAAGACATGCCCGCTGTGGCTGCCAATGCTTTCCCGGTGGCATTCGGCAATTTCATGGCCGGCTATGTGATCGTGGATATGGGCTCGCCGGTTGTGATCCGCGATGTCTACAGCAACAAGCCTTTTGTTCATTTTTACTCTTGCAAGCGGGTCGGCGGTGATTTGGTGGATGCGGAAGCCATCAAGTTGCTCAAGTGCGCGGCCTGATCTGACTGACAAGTTGGCGCTGCTGCGGCCTGAGAACGGCCGCAGCAGCGCTTATTTTTGAGAATGAGAAAGGCTTGAGCTATGGCGAAGTTTGCGACGGATGCGGTTTTGGATGGCAGCCTTGCTGTTATTGAGACTGCGGTTGAGATGTATGTTTGTGAGGGGCAGCCGACTGACCGGGCCGATGCGATCACGCGTGCGGCGGCGGGGGCGATCACGTTGGACAGCGGTGATTTTTCGATTGCGACCAGCGGCGCTGCGCGGGTTTTGACTGTGGCGGCGCAGACGGTAGATGCAGACGAATCGCGCGCTGTTGATCATGTCGCGTTGTGCACGGGCTCAGCGCTGTTGTTTGTGACGACCAGCCCTGCCCAGAACGCGAATGACGGCGGGGAAATCTCCGTCGCTGCCTTTGACATCACGGCCTCGGCGCCGGTTTGAACGCAGGTGTGATGGGGGCATAGCCCATGGCAATCATCTCCGCACAAATCGAGAGCAATGGCTGGGTGCTGCGGCTTGTCGTTTCGGGCAGCGCTGGCGGCTTTGCGGATTATCCGCTGACGCCAAACGCAACGCCCAAGCTGACGCTGAGCGCCTCGCACGCGGGGTTTGCGCCCTCTGGCGGGGTGGCAGCGACGGCGACTCTGGTGCGGCAGATTGTCGGCACCATCCCGCTGCGCAATTCTGTGCTGCTGTCCGACCCCACCGCGCGCACCATTGATGAGACGGCCTCGGGCAGCAACCGGCAAATCCGCATCGCGCTGGCAGAGACCGTCTATGCCACCGATACCAGCCTTTCGCTGGCGGTGCTGGCGGGCTGGCGGACGGGTGAGGGCGCGGCCACTGGCATCAGCGTCACCAACAACTCAACCATCGTCGCGCCGATTCCGATCATGCGCTGGCAGGTCAATCAGTTTCAGCTTGAGACTTCGCCCGTGTTTCGGCTTTCGTTGCTGGTGTTTTCGCACCACCCTGTTGGCTTTGCGCCAGTGGC